TTCAGAAAGCTATAGGACCCTATCTCAATGAGGAGATGCTTAAGCGTGGTGAGTTTATTAATACTGTTTTATTAAAACCAAGCGGTGATAAACTAACCCGTGCTAGGAGTATCCAAGCTCGGATGAGAAGTGGGGCTTGTAAGTTCGATAAGGACGCTGATTGGTATCAAAACTTTGAAGATGAGCTTCTCAGGTTTCCTCGTGATAAGCATGATGACCAAGTTGATGCTTGGGCTTACTTGGGATTGATGCTTGATAAAATGTGGGAAGCTCCTACCGACAAAGAGATTGAGGAAGAAGAGTACGAGGCTTATATTCGAGAAAACAATGCGCTAGAATCTGGTCGCTCTGCTATATGTGGGTACTAAAATATGAATTTAAAAGATAAACATAATATCAATGACCTCATGTATGAGAGCAACATTGCTACTCTACTTTGCGATGAAGACCTTAAAACAATTGGAATGCACGTTGTTAGAGACTTTGATAATGACTTGATGTCTCGTTCTAGTTGGGAGAAACGTACAGAAGCTTCTCTTAAACTAGCTCTACAAGTTGCTGAAACTAAGAACTTTCCTTGGGCTAATGCCTCTAACGTTAAATTTCCTCTTATCACTATTGCTGCATTGCAATACCATGCTCGTAGTTATCCTGTACTTATTGACAGTGATTTGCCTGTCAAATGCAGGGTAGTTGGAGATGATAAAGATGGGTTGAAAGCCCTACGTTCTACCCGTGTAGAGCAACACATGTCCTACCAGCTTCTAGAAGAAGATGAAGACTGGGAATCAGAAATGGACAAGGTTCTAATTACACAACCTATTATTGGTTGTGCTTTTAAGAAAACCTATTACGATCCAATCTGCAAACACAATATCTCTGAGAACGTTTTAGCCAAAGACCTAGTGGTCAACTATTGGACTAAGAGTTTAGAGACAGCCAGTCGGGTATCTCACGGACTACAAATGACCAAGAATGAAATCTATGAGCGTGTAGCTCGTGGACTTTGGTTAGATGTATCTGAAGGTCGTCAACAACAATCTATGTCTGCTATGGGTAATCCCCTACAGCAAACACAAGACAAAGCACAAGGGTTAACCCCACCTGAACCTAATGATTCTAGTACCCCTATTGAAATCATTGAGCAGCATTGCCACATTGACTTTGATGATGATGGCTACGCTGAACCTTACATTGTGTATGTCCGTAGAGACAACAGGAAGGTTGCTCGTATTGTTGCTAGGTACATTGATAAAGATGTAGAGCGCAATAAAGAAGGAACTATCCTTAGTATTAAGGGTGAACAGTACTTTACTAAATACCCATTTATCCCATCTCCAGATGGGGGATTTTATGACCTTGGCTTTGGAGTTCTACTTGGACCGCTTAACGAATCAATCAACACCATCATCAACCAACTCGTTGACGCTGGAACATTGTCTAATACCGCTGGTGGTTTTCTTAGCCGTGGCATCAAGCTACGTGGTGGTAACTACTCCTTCAATCCTATGGAGTGGAAGCATGTAGATACTACTGGGGATGATCTACGCAAAGGTATTGTGCCATTGCCAGTGAGAGAACCATCTCAAGTAATGTTTACTTTGTTAAATCTATTGATTAACTATGGTGAACGTATTGGTGGTGCTGTAGACATTATGACTGGTCAAAACCCTGGTCAGAATACTCCTGCTGAAACTACTCGCACTATGACAGAGCAAGGCATGAAGATATTCAATGGTATCTTTAAACGTACCCACAGAAGTCTTAAACAAGAGTTTAGAAAGCTGTACCGCTTGAATCAAATCTTTATTACTGAAGACACATCTTTTGTTTCTGATGCTAAGAGTTCTGGAATGATCTTAGCTTCTGACTATGCAGGTCCTGTAACTGATGTGATGCCAACTGCTGATCCTAGTGTGACTTCTGATGCTCAAAGGTTAAACCAAGCTTCTGCTATAGCTCAAAGGGTTGCTGCTACCCCAGGTTTGTACAACAGATATGAAGCAGAATACACCTTCTTAAAAGCTATGAAGGTTACAAATATTGAGAAAATTCTTCCTGATCCCAAAGGTCCCAATGCTGTACCTCCACCAATAAATCCTAAGATACAGATTGAACAACTTAAACAACAAGCCAAACAAGCTTCTGATCAATTGACTATGAAGATGGCTTTGTTAAAACTAATGAGTGAAGCAGAACTTAACCAAGCCCAGATTCAAAAACTGGAAGCAGAAGCAGAGGCCATTAAGATTGGTATTGCTACTGAGGGTGAGAAGATGCGTATTCAAGAGATCAATATGCAGATCGCTTTACAGCGTGAGCGTAGAGAAGGTGTCATCAGCTCTATCCAAACCATGAACTCGGTTTACGATACGATGATGAAAAACAAGATGGAGGAAGCCCCTGAAAGTAGTCAACCGCAAATGCCCCCAATGCAAATGCCTGGTAGTCAACCGCAAGGAACGCCTCCTATGATGTAAGTAAGTTTATAAGGAGAGAAAATTGGAACCAGTTAGCCCAGATAATTTTGACGAATGGAAACATCACCCTGTTACCAAACGTTTATTTAAAATGCTATCAGATGACAGAGAGGTCATGAAAGAAGGACTAATCAACAGTTCATTTGATTTTGAAGAGGAAGTTAAAGGAAGATGTCGAGCAATTGCCATTATCCTAAGTCTAGAGTATGAAGATTTGTTTGAGGTAAAAAACAATGAGTAATGAATCAGGTATTAATCCAGTAGGCTGGAGAGTGCTTATCAAGCCACAGGAAGTTAAAAAGGTTTCTAAGGGAGGGATTATCCTAACCACAGAAACAACTGAAGCAAGAGAACAAATGGGAAACACTACTGGGATCGTTATAGCTATGGGTGACCAATGCTATTCTGACGAACCTGCACCTTGGTGTAAGGTAGGTGACAAAATAATCTTTGCCAAATATGCTGGTCTTCTTTACTTGGGTAAAGATGGTGGCTCGTACCGAATGGTGAATGATAAGGACATTACTGGCACTTTGGATGCTGATGTGGACCTTGTTGATCCGTACTTGGCTAAAACTTAAGTTGACACTATTTTAAACAGGGAGTAGTATATGAGTGAAGAAAATGTTACTAGTAACGAAATAGCTGATGATGTGCGGCATGAAGCTGAATCTCAAGGCTGGGTTCCAAAAGAACGATTTCGTGGAAATGAAAACGATTGGGTAGACGCTGATGTCTTTGTAAAACGTGGTCGAGAGATTCTTCCTATTCTTAGAAAGAATAATGAGAACCTTGTTAAAGACTTACAGTCAACTAAAGATCAGCTTAAAGAGTTCAAAGAAGCAGCGGAGGAATTTAAACGATTCCAAAAAGATGCTTATGAACGTAAGGCTCAAGAGTACGAAGATAGAATTAGACAGATTAAAGAAAGCCGTGCCCAAGCCATCAGTGATGGGGATGGACAAAAAGTAAATGTTTTAGATGACGCTTTAGATCAAGCTAAAGAAGACTTTAAAGAAGCAAAGCAAGCTGTTAAAGATGTTGATGTTGTTAAAACACCAGAAACACCAACAACTGTTATTGAACCTGGCTTACAATCCTGGCTAGATAAGAACACCTGGTTTGGTGAAGATAAACGAATGACAAGTATTGTAAATGGAATAGGTGAAAGCCTTAGATTGGAATTTCCAAGCTTAAAAGGACAGCCGTTTCTTGATAAGCTAGACGAAGTGTTGGCAGAAGAGTTTCCTAATAAATTTGGTGGGAAGAAACAATCTCCTACTAGTCGGGTCGAATCTGGGTCTGGTCGTCAGAGTAGAAGTGGTGGTAACGCCCAATCTTATGACAACTTACCTGCGGAAGCAAAAGCAGCCTGTGATCGTTTTGTTAAGCAAAAGCTTATGACTCGTGAACAGTATATCGCAGATTTCGATTGGTCTAATTAATTTAAAAGGAATATTATCATGCCTCGTGCTTTAACTTATGAAGAAAAAGTTGCTCGTCAAGATGCAATTAGAGAGAGAAGAGAAGCCCCACCTGCTGCTGCTGATGGAACTACTCGTAAACGCAGAAACGTTTTTAATGGCACAGAAGCCAAATTAAGCGTTAGAAACCAAATTCCAGGTTACCATCTCCATGTTTTTACAGACACTGGTGGTCGTATCCAAGAAGCTTTGGACAGCGGATATGAATTTGTTGCCCCACAAGAAGTTGGTGGTGTAAGTGAAAACGTGGTTAGCCGTAATGGTGACCTCGGAGAAAGAATTAGATATCTTGTAAATCCTCGTGCTGAAGGTACGGAACAATACGGATATCTTATGAAGATACGGCAAGAATGGTATGAGGAAGATCAAGCCGCACTTCAAGCTAAAAACAACACGATTGACGCTTCAATTAGGAAGGGTAAGATTACGGGGGATAACCCTGGATTTTATGTTCCTAGAGATGGTATTAAACTTAATTAATTTACAAGGAGTCTTAAATGGCTAATGTATCCCGCCCTCGTGGTCTGTCTCCAGTTGGAACTGTAACTGGTGCAGCCTATAACGAGCAAGGTCAATTGTTTGCTGTGGCTAACGATGCTACTAACACTTACGCCATTGGCGATATTGTTACGTATGCTGGTGGCTCAGACACAAATGGTATTGCTTATGTAACTAAAATGACTGCTGACACTAGCTTGCCTTTGGGCGTTATTGTTGGTATTCGTCCTGCTGATCCTGGTGTTAGCTTGCAAGGTACAAACATTGATTTGAGTAAAATTTACTTGTCTCAAAGTTCTGGCTTGCGCTATATCTATGTGATCACTGATCCTAACGTTGTATATGAAGCACAAGCTGATACTTATGCTTTAGCTGACGTTATGAAAGCTGCTGGTGGTAACTACACCGCTGCTGACTCATTGTCACAATCTTCACCACAATCTAGTTTGACTCTAAAAGCTTCTACTGTTACCGCATTGGGTACAAGTGGTTCGCTTGGATTGCCATTCTTGGTTATTGGTTTTGCTCAACGTTCAGATAACGCTGCTGGTTCTTATGCCAAAGTAAACGTTGTTTTGAACAAACAGTTGTACAAGCAAGCTGCTGGTACTGCTTAATCTGTTAAATAAAGGAGAATTAACATGGCTGGTGTAATTACAACAGGCTCCCATCCGAAGGCGTTATGGCCTGGTATTAAAGCATGGTGGGGACAAACCTACAACGAGCATCCTGAAGAGTACGTTGATTTGTTTGACAAAGACACATCAATGCAAAACTACGAAGAAGATGTTCAATTGACTGGGTTTGGTTTAGTACCCGTTAAAGAGCAAGGTGCTGGAGTTCAGTACGATTCAGAAATCCAAGGTTTTGTAACTCGCTATACGCACGTTGCGTATGCAATGGGTTACATTGTGACTAAGGAAGAAATGGACGACAACTTGTATGAGCAAGTGTCCAAAAAACGTTCTGCTGCCCTAGCAATGTCTTTCCGTCAAACCAAAGAAAATGTTGCTGCCAATGTGTACAATCGTGCATTTAACAACACATACGCTGGTGGTGATGGTGTGGCTATGTGTTCAACTGCTCACCCCAATACTACGGGTGGTACATTTGCTAACAAGCCTACAGTTGACGTTGACTTGTCAGAAGCCGCTTTGGAAGATGCAGTAATCGCAATCATGGGTCTACAAAACGACCGAGGATTGTTGGTTGCTATTCAACCAAAAGACTTGCACATTGCTCGCCAAGAAGTGTTTAATGCTCAACGCATTCTTCACTCTAGCTACCAAACAGGTAATGCCAACAATGACATTAACGTCATTAAGTCTGGTAACTACCTACCAGGTGGTTTCAAAGTAAATCACTACTTCACAAGCCCACACGCTTGGTTTATCCGTAACACCATTCCTGGTGGTACTGGTATGAAGTACTACGAACGTCACGCCATCACGTTTGATCAAGACAATGATTTCGATACAATGAATGCTAAAGCCAAAGGCTATGAGCGTTATTCATTCGGATGGTCTGATCCTCGTGCTGTGTGGGGCGTTAATGGTCCCTAATTGTTACTAGTAACAGCCCCCATCCTAAAAGGTGGGGGTTTCTTTTAATCCAAAGGAGTATTTAAATGGCTTACGAA